CTGATAACCTGCACCAACGAGCCTACCCTGGTCATCATAGGTAAAGCCGCTAGTGCCAAAACGAGAGGTTACACCAACAGGACGGAATTGAGCCGCTTGAGCAGCCTGCTGACCTGTTGCTAGAAGCTGATTAGCTAAATCTTGTTGTTGATTAGCGCCGTATTGAGCAGCCAAATACGTACCGAGGGCATTTACGCCTCCGCTAAGAAGACCACTGGTGTCAGTAGTAGTAGCCATTAGTAAGTCCCTCCGTCCACGGTGGCAGTGAATGTACCTGAAATTGTCAAATTAACCGCTGTAGCAGTCCCAGTCAGTGTTGAGTTAGACGCATCAGCCTTGGATGAGACTGCCGAAGCGATATTATCAAACTCAGTGTTTAGCTCAGTGCCTTTAACGAGCTTTGCAGGATTACCCGATGCAAGGCTGTCTTTTGCAGCAAAGTTTGTACTCTTTACATAGTTACTCATTATCGAGTCCTTCCTGCTTTACAGAATATGTCTAGTTTTTGAATTGAAAGCTCAAAGTTGTTAATGTTTGTCTCAACACCCAACTGAATCACGTTACCCGCCCCTCCAACCTGGACCTTCTTATTATCAAACACAACACCAACGCTATACTCGTCAATGTTATACTGAGCAATGCCGTATTCAGCAATCGTATAAGAACCCAGTTGCAGGAATTCAGAACTATAGTTGTTGCTATAGTCAAATCCGTATTTAAGGACAACAGCAGCACCGCTACCGCCAACCATAGAAAAACTAATCTTTTTCAACACCTTGATTGCCGTGGGAGAACCCAAATCAAAGTAATTGGTGTAGTAGCTCATCAGGTAAGTTGAGGTATTATCCAAATTACCAGTGTAATACCCAACATAACCAGCAGTGCCAATCAATAGTTCTTTAGCACGGTTGGCAAACAATGCAGAAGGGGCCAAAGTCCAGGTAGTCGTCCTGGCAGCTCCATTCTGGAGCGTTGTACGCATATCAAAGCAGTATGTGATATGATTAATCGGCAATACAAGCAGATAAAAGGCGTTACTGTCAGAATAGACAGCTTTAATATCAGATAAATCTTCTGAAGCCAGTGCCTTGACCAGATCATCCCGCACGTTCATGCTCATATCACGCAAGGGAGCTGATCTTTCTTGCACTACTCGCTTCATTGACCTGACACCAGAGTCACTCAAGAAGATAATATCATCTCCAGTAACTTTAATAGAATCACGAGCACAGCAACCGATACCGCTAACAGTATCAGCCAAAGACATATTAGTTGGATCGTTAGCTCCTTGATATATCAGGATCTGTCTACGACCAAAGATATACAAATAGTTGTTATGAGCAGCCAGTCCTTGGATCTCATCAGCGCCAGCAGGCCATACCTGAGCCACATTCAATGAGCCAGACGAACCAGTGTTGAGCACATGACCAGACAAAAGATCAGAGAACTGAACGGTATTCTTATCTGTGGCTGTATTAGCACTCCAGGTACGTCCATAAGCGCTCACAACGCAGTTTGCAGACTGCACCGTACCCAGGTATCCAGTCTTCTCAGAAACACGCCTAAACGTGGTTGTAGACACCGTAGGATCGAACACCAGGGGATCGTGTCCTGACTGATAAATGTACAATACTCCGTTCAGAGGAGCCATCTGCCACTTATCGTTAGTGATCGTAGGAGCTACGCCACCGCCCCCGTAGGTTAACTTGGTAAAGGTTGAACCATTCAGTTTGAACAGCTTATTGTTACCGGCAGCAATGATGTATGATGTACCGTCAGCGGTAATCAATTCACCGATTGCCTTAATATCAGCATTTCCCAGGTCAGCATTAGAGGTATGCTTAGGTAGCCATCCCTTACGTGCCCCGATACGTCCAAACTTGTCAATTACACAGTTAGAAGCCACTGTAGCATATCCAGACTCAAGAGACACTGAGGAATCTTGAGTGTTTACCCCCATGAAGCCAGGGGCAGCAATACTGGAGGTAAGTAATTGTTCAGCCATTACGGATTCACCCAGACAACTTCTTCAAGGTAACGGTTACGTTCAATTGCCACAGCATCAGCCAAAGCAAGTCGATAAATCTGGTAGGCTTCTGAAGACAGAATACCTGAGTCTTCACCTCGCTCAGCGATAGCCTTCGCATAAGCCAGCATACTCACCAAATGAGGTACAACCAAGATACGATCAGTATCATTAACCAGATCAGTTTGAGGAACAATCAAGTTAAAGCGAATCGTATAGGCAGCATCAGGGATTGGATACAGATCAACCTGTGTGTCTCCATTAGAGTCCACACCGTTAAAGTTATAATAAGCAGGAGAACCTTTACCGCTATCAACCAAGAGGAATTGTCTATCCATCCACACGGTGGAAGCATACTTCATCTGAAAGTCGTTAGTATCATTAAGAACGTCAATCACACGAAAGCGTGTACCTGATCCAGTCAAAATATAGTTAAAAACACTGTCTGTGGTCGTAGCAGTCAACGTGGTGGTCAAAGAGTTCCAGTCATAGGCATCTTCAACTTCCCGCTTAGCGTCATTGACATAAACACCAATCAGTTTGGAATAGGTTGTGTCTTGCACAGACGTAACCGTAGGTTCACGCAGCCGTGTAAGTACATTGTTAACCAAATCAAGGTACGTGGACATTTAGATTCCTTCTTTCTTAATCTGCTCAAACGTGCAGATAACACTTATTGTGCTCCCAGCTTCGCTGGTTGCTTTAACAGTATCGCCTTCTTCCAGTACAAAATAAGAACTTCCATCAAGTTCTTTATAATCCTTGGTGCTGATCGTGTAAGCATCTAGGATATAAATATCTGTACTTGCGCTGACATCCCGCCAAACAAGAGTAATATGCTTTGAAGAAGTAGAACTGTTAGTTATGTGCGAAAGATTCCACTTGGCATAATAACCAGTAGGAACCGTATACACAGTAGTCTGAACACCTGCTGTAAGATTCAGACCAACACTTATTTCTCTCATTTCTTCTTCTTAGCCTTAGACATACCAGCTTCGCTCAGGGCGATAGCAATGGCTTGTTTACGGGACTTAACCATCGGACCAGACTTGCTACCGCTATGCAACTCACCCGCCTTGTACTCGTGCATAACTTTACCGATCTTCTTTTGACCTTTAGACATTTTGGTAGCCATAATTACTCCTTAGTGATTGGACCGCCTGACTTCCACGCATCACAGGTACGGGAACCAGCACAGAGAAAATGAAACAGTTCACAGAACCCAAGATTAGCTGCTTCCATGAACTGATCTTCATAAGCCAGTTCTTTGGGATTTTCCATGTTGCTTTCAATACCAGACTTGATACACTCCAGCATCGCAGGAGTCTGAATAAAGGCAGCACAGTTACCACAACGCATCTTCTTAACGTCTTTGGACTGAGCGTTGTACATCTTGGCTTTCTTCATCCAGAACACCTCGTTAGGTAACGAAGGATCAGGAGGACCATAACCAAAGTTCTTGAAAGCGTTATTGCGGTTTTTTAGGTTAACTTTAATGTCCTGAGTCGCTACAGGACAGACCTTACCGCTGAGCATTCCTTCTGCCATATTAAGCCTTATGAGTTAGAGCTGCGTAAACTGCACCGAAGAATGCACCAACGATAAGAATAGGTTTAACAGCTTTAGCAAGCCACTCCAAGACCGTAAAAGCACCGGAGGCAGCATTGAAGGCTCCTACCATATTCTTGGTATTAGCGTCAATAGTGTCTACCTTCTGTTCTACTTGAACAAGGCGATCATAGATCTCTTTGTGGCTAACTTCGTCCATTTATTCCTCTTTGGATGTTTCTTCCTGGGGAAGCTGAGCTTCTGCTTGTTCTTTAATCTTTACAGCCAGCGGAAAAGCTCCGGTATGGGTAGGAAGATTACCAAGAAGATTCAGCAGATGCTGGATTTCAACAAGTTCAAGGTTTAGAGTAAGCATAATATCTCCAAGTAGTTAAAACATAGAGCATATCATAAATTACTCTAAAAGTCCAGAATTACCAAGGCAAAGGAGTATTTTGAGGACTAACTGGAGGCGTTTTCATGCTGTCAATCTGACCTTGCACGTTAGCTTCAAAGTTAGCAATACCTTGTTCGCCTAAGCCTGATTTAACCCAACCAAGAACCATTTCTTGTGTTAGTTGGTCG